TTTAAAAGCTAATGGTGGGCTAGTTATAGAATCAACAGAATTAGCAGTAGATTTAGGAGCCTCTTCAATAACAGGAACTTTAGGAGTGGATAAGGGTGGTACTGGAGCTACTACTTTAACTGGTATATTAAAAGGAAATGGAACAGGCGCTATAACTGGATCTTCTTCTATAGGAGATTTATCTAATGTATCTTTTCCATCATCTACTAACAATGCGTCAATGTATATTGGTAATGGAACTCCTACTGGAATAATTGGAAGTCCTACCAAAACAACTGCAGTGGGCGAAGGCGCAGGTAATGGCACTACTTCAGGATCAAGTAATACTTTAATTGGAACTAATGCAGGATTAAGTGCAACAACAGGAAGTGATAATACATTAATGGGTTCTGATGCTGGAGATACTTTAACCACAGGAGCTGGTAATGTAATATTAGGCTCGGGTGCTGATACTAATGCTAATAATGTTAATGCTGGTATTGCAATAGGAAAAAACACTATAGTAAGCACAGGTTCTATAGCTATTGGAGATGGAGCTCAAGCAACAGGAGCAAATGCTGGTATTGCAATAGGAAGAGGAGCCGCTACTACAACCAACAGAACTGCTCTAGGAAGTAGTTCACATCCAGTAAAAACAGGCACACCAGTAGACTCCGAAGCACCAACAGGATATATTGAAATAGAAATTAATGGAGATGGTACTTCACGATATATCCCTTATTATACCTAAAAATATTTAAAATCAAATGAAATGGAAATTAGGAAAATATCAATTGGTCCTGACTATAAGTCTGGAGCAATGCACTACCTTATTGGACAAGATGTTCTAGGAGGTAATTATACCATACATCATATAAGACAAGAAAAAGATTGTTTTAAAATTTGGATTATTAGAGACAATGAGATTGTTCTTTGGAAAAGTTTTAATGCAACTATTCCCGTATCTGTAGAATATAATATTAACTTTTAGTATGAAGTCACCTTTTGGTTTTATCGTGACACCAGTGAAAAATACTAGGTACGATAATGTAAAAAAAATAGGAGATGTTGACTTTATTACTAGTTCTTCTAAGGAAGACCATACTGCATCTAATCGTTTTGCTAATGTATTAGCTACTCCAATAAACTATGATGGTGAGGTAAAAGTAGGTGACATATTGGTTGTTCACCACAATGTATTTAAGTATTATAATGATATGAAAGGCAGAGAAAGAAGTGGTAGAAGCTTTTTAAAAGACAACTTGTTTATAGTAGAACCTACTCAGTTTTTTATGTACAAGCAAGATGGTCAATGGAAGTCACACTTAGATTATTGTTTTGTAAAACCATCTTCTAAAGAAAAATCTGTTATATTTAATAATGACACTTATCAACCACTTACAGGAACCATTGAAGTTACTAATGATATACTTACTGAATTAGGTGTTAAAAAAGGAGATAAAGTTTGTTTTAAACCAGAGTCAGAGTATGAGTTTAAAATAGATGATCAAACACTATACAGAATGAAATCTAAGAATATAACAATGACGTTATGAGTAAAGAAATTAAATTAAAAATAATTCAAGCAGGTAGAAAAGCAGTAGACCAACTAATTAAAGTAGCTGAAGAAAAGATTATCAAGCCTGATCCAGATGATGAGCTGGCAGCAGACAGATTAAAAAATGCAGCAGCTACAAAAAAACTAGCCATCTTTGATGCGTTTGAAATATTAAATCGTATTGATGCAGAAGAAGAGGCTTTAAACAGCGTGAACAAAACTAGTACTAACCAAGGATTTGCAGAGAGAAGATCGAAATAGATTATACAAAGTTGTACAAGATGTTGTACCAAAAACAGCTATGGCTAAAAAAAATAAAGCCAAAAACTGGGAGTATGGTTACAATGAAAAGTATGACATTGTAGTAATTTCTAAAGATGGAACACTAGGTGACATCTATGAGATTCAAGGACTAAAAGTAGGACTACCTAAAACACCATCTAAGTGTTACTCTAATAAAGAAAAATGTTGGCAACCTTTTGAGTATCCCAAAGCACTATCTAAAATAAAGTCTATATTTCAATGGAATGAAATGCCGTCTTCATTTAAAGACGCTTGGGTAAGTTATATAGAGCAAGAGTTTGATAGAAGAGAAGAAGGTTTTTGGTTTAATAATAATAATATACCTACCTATATTACAGGTACTCATTATTGTTATTTACAATGGACTAAAATTGATGTAGGTCATCCTGAATTTAGAGAAGCCAATAGAATATTCTTTTTATTTTGGGAAGCTTGTAAAGCAGATAAAAGAAGTTTTGGAATGTGTTATTTAAAAATAAGACGTTCTGGTTTTTCATTTATGGGATCAGCAGAAACAGTTAATACAGCTACTATATCTAAAGATGCTAGAGTAGGTGTACTATCTAAAACAGGTACTGATGCCAAGAAAATGTTTACAGATAAAATAGTTCCTATATCTAATAATTATCCTTTCTTTTTTAAACCTATTCAAGATGGTATGGACAAACCAAAGACAGAATTGTCGTATCGTGTTCCTGCTAGTAAGATTACTAAAAGAAATATGTATCTTACTGATAATCAAGAACTTGAAGGTTTAGACACCACTATAGATTGGCGTAATACTTCTGACAATTCTTATGATGGAGAAAAACTACAACTACTTATTCACGATGAAAGTGGTAAGTGGGAAAAGCCTGAGAACATACTTAATAACTGGCGTGTAACAAAAACTTGTTTGAGGTTAGGTAGTAGAATTATTGGTAAGTGTATGATGGGATCCACATCAAATGCACTAGACAAAGGAGGTAATAATTTTAAAAAACTATACTATGATTCTGATGTAAAAAACAGAAATGCTAATGGTCAGACTAAATCTGGTTTATATTCTTTATTTATTCCTATGGAATGGAATTTTGAAGGTTATTTAGATAAGTACGGTATGCCTGTTTTAAACACTCCAGATAGACCTATTGAAGGAAATGATGGAGAGTATATTACTACAGGGTCTATTAATTATTGGGAGAATGAGGTAGACTCTTTAAAAAATGATGCTGATGCACTTAATGAATTTTATCGTCAGTTTCCTAGAACAGAGTCTCACGCATTTAGAGACGAAAGTAAACAATCGTTATTTAACTTAACTAAATTATATCAACAAATAGATTATAATGATGGTTTAATTAAAGCCAGGTATTTAACAAGAGGTAGTTTCTTTTGGGAGAATGGTGTCCAAGATTCTAGAGTAATATGGAGCCCAAATAAAAGTGGTAGATTTTTAGTTAGTTGGCTTCCTAAGCAACAATTACAAAACAGGAAAGAACAAAGAAACGGAAGGTATTATCCTGGTAATGAACACCTTGGTTCTTTTGGTTGTGATAGTTATGACATCTCTGGAACAGTAGGAGGAAAGGGATCCAATGGAGCTTTACACGGAATGACTAAGTTTCATATGGATGATGCTCCAACCAATGAATTTTTTCTAGAATATGTAGCTAGGCCACAAACAGCAGAGATATTTTTTGAAGAAGTGTTAATGGCTTGCATATTTTATGGTATGCCTATACTTTGTGAAAATAACAAACCTAGACTATTATACCATTTTAAAAACAGAGGCTATCGTGGGTATTGTATGAACAGACCTGATAAACAATTTAATAAACTATCTAAAACAGAAAAAGAGCTGGGCGGTATTCCTAATACTTCAGAAGATGTAAAACAATCTCACGCTTCAGCTATTGAATCTTATATAGAAAAATATGTTGGTTTAGATTTATCAGAACAGTTTAGACCAATGGATGAAATGGGTTCAATGTACTTTACAAGAACTCTAGAAGATTGGGCTCGTTTTGATATCAATAAAAGAACTAAATTTGATGCTACAATTAG